CCTGCTACCTTATCTGCCATGTCGCTTTTCTATTCTCGCAATCTTCTCTGCCAAATATCTATTCTTACGCTGTGCTAGTGATTTCTCTTTGTCGCTAATTACCATTCTCTCCCATGGATAAGACCATAATTTCTTGGGGTCTTTTATGGGCTTCTTTGCCCACATGTTTATATTATAAAGGGTTTGTAATCTTTGTATTTCTAAATCAGCTCTACGCAAAGACTCAAACCCCTCTACCGCGTTAAAAAACGCCCTGGGGGTTGTCCCCCAGAATACTTCCTCACTCATGCCAAGCTGGCCCATACCAACCTGCTGTAATAAGTCAAAGTCTAATGCCCCGACTTCTCCGGGGCGGTCACATTTTTTGACTTCGGCATCTGTGAGGTAAACACTTCAATGAACTCCTGTATCTTATCGGTATCCTCATCGAGCATATCCCCGATATCTGCCACCGTCAATTTAAAATCCTTTTTTTCAGCCCGTGCGCCTTCCTTTAGTCCTGCATATATCAATGCCAGCACCTCGGAAAATGTCATCTCCGTCTCAAACTTGGAGAGGTCATTAAGCCCCGAGCCTGTCATATCGCCGAATGTTGCAAGGGCGTTCCACCCGTATTTTACGGGTCGGCTTTCACCGCCGAACTCTACGTGCTTCATACTAGGTTGCTACAAATCCAAGTTCCCCAAGCCCCTCAAACTCCACGCTGAATGTGGTTGCATCTTCGCCCGGTGCATCCATACTAAAGGATGTTGCCACACAAGTACCACTAAAGAACCTATCTGCGGCATCACTGGTCGAAATCTTCACCGTAACCTCCTGATTAGTTCTAAATAGCTGGAACAGTTCATCAACAGCCAGCGTACCGTCAAAGGTTGCCATACCGTCTGCACTCATTGTCCATCCATATCCCTTGCGTGCGAGCTTTTCCAGCCAGTTAGAACTATCTTTGTTACTTACATCAATAGTACCAGGACCGGTTATGCTTACAGAGCAGGAACTGGTGTAAGACACGGCAACACCTCCCACATAAATCAAAAGTGATGTTCCGTTAATTTTACCCGTTGTTGCCATTATCTTCCTCTCTTAATGTTGTTTTAAATATATCTTCTGCTGTTATCTCACTGGTTTTTATAACAATCTTCTTTTTCAAGAGTTCATTAACAAGGGTCCAGTGCAGAACTGCAATATCTCCCTTGTGAAATTTTTTGTAATTCTTTAAGAATTTTACCTTCATGTCTTTACAATTATGATGTAGTCCTGGGAACGTCTAAAAAAATCTTCTCGCGCCTCCCCTTCCTCAACAAACTCCACGCTGTCAAATTCACCATCAAAATATATATGGTCTATCACCACGCTTTCTGATGTCCCTGCATATTCATCCAACGCGCTTTTCACACTCGCTGCCAGGGTGTCGGTATCTGAATAAGTCCTTGCATAGCTGTCTATCTGAAACCGGTATTTATTAAAGTCGCTGGCTGCGCCCTTGGTGTTGTGTGGTAGGTCTGAGATCATATTGTACACAACCCATTTAGAACCCCTGCTATGTGGGATCCTGCCACCGGTAACATTTGCCGTTACACTTGATAATATGCTCTCTATTGCACTACCAACCATGTTTTGTTATCCACTTATCCAGGAACGTGTTTATCTTTTTGTGTAAAATACCTTTAAACTCTTTTTCTGTTCTGCCTATGTTTGTATCTACTGCCCTACGAAACCATCCTACGGGCTGCAATGCCCTGTATTTTATTCCCCTAAATTTGCCGCTTCTGCCTATACCAGTTGATCCATACTCTAACCATACTGCACTCATAAATGCCCACATGGCCTTACTTCTGTCGCTTTGGTGTTCTTTAAAATCCTTCCTGGCCTGTTTAATATTCCATCCTACCCATACACCTGCCCTGCGGCTCCGTGTCAATGCCCAAACTTTTACCTGCTTCGGAGCAAACTTTGAATAGGGTTGTACATTTGCCCTGGCATCCTGTAGCGTAAATTTAGCTACTGCCCTTGTGGCCTGCCCGAGTAGCTTCTTGTTAAGCCTCTTAGGTAAACCATTAAGAACATTTTCTAACTGCTCAATGCCTACTATTTCTGTTGCAGTCTTTACCACATCATTACCATATTGGTAGTAGTTGTACCCGTAGACCATATCCTTACGGCAGCAACGGGCAGAATATCCCCCGCACTGAGTCCTACAAAAACAATATCCTCACCGCCTTCGGTTGTTATCTTTAGATCACCATCACCGCCAATATAAACCAGTACGGTATATGTGAGGTCGGCGGTATCGCTTTGTACAGCTGCTGACGCATGTGTTGGAATAGATTTAGCCATATCTTTTAAAATTAAATAACCCGTGTCCCCTGCTTTCCCCCCAGGCTATATGTATTTGTATTTGTTTAAAATTCTCTCGCTTATCCTTGGGAACCTGCGCCCCTTATCTTCACGGTTATCAAACCTGTCTTTAATTATCAGGTAAATAGCCGACTTAATATCACCAGGGATAACAGCCGGGGAAGCGTAACCCGTAACGACTCGCACCTGAACAGCATTTATAGAGTCCCGGGTATCGGGCCACGTATATCCTGATATTGGTTTTATTCGTACCGGTTTACTAAACAGATCAGTTGCATAATTTGTACTTGTTACCGTTTGTGTAGCCCCCGCACTATCGGTATATTTCACCGAAGTAATAGAGCTAACGGGTGACATCCACAAAAGTATTTCCAGGGGAAATTCATCCAATAAAACATCATATGTCTCCTCGCTGGGGTAAAGGTCATATTCGCCCTTTATCTGATCCTGAACAGATATAATCATCTCAGATAAATACTCATCACTGCCGGTATCATCTATCTGGCAATGTTTCTTTACCTCGGGAAGTTCTACTGCCCAATCTGTTTGTGCCGTTATTAGCTGTAGGCTCATCGTTTCTTAGCTTTACGAACTCTCTGCACTATTACCTTTTGTTGTTTAGGTTCCTCAATCGCTTCTGCACGTCCGGCTTTAATGTACCTGTCCGCCTCACCGGGGGGGATGTCATAAACCCCCCCAGCTTGGTAGACAAATCCTATACCAGCCATGCCGATTAAGATTTTAACCTTCATCTTAGGTTGATACGGTACGGATGTGCTTAATAGGTGCTCCACCGGAAACCAGGTTTCCTGCCCAGCGGCCCATTATATTAAATCCAACCTCATCGGTTCCAGCAAACAGCTCATCAACTCTGGTGACCTTCATGCCGTTTATTACCTCACGTACTTTGTAGTTTTTAAAGTCTCCAAAGAATACCGGGAAGTTATAGGGCTCGACGTCATCAACATTTGGGTTAATGACAACAGGATGCCCATTAATAGCGGCCGGCTCACCTGCCTGCATGGAGTCTGCCCAGAGTGGCCGTGCATCGGCAGAACCGACATCCAGCGCACGAATAACACCAGCAGTGGTATCATTCATCATATATGTTCCATTGGCACGATATGCCCTGTTAACAGAATATTCCAGGTTGCCAATATCTGCTCTGGTGAGTGACCTTACTGCGCCATCCTCGCCCTTTGTGGATCTGTGGTGAATACCGTAAGGCATCGCCGTTCCTGTTCCGAGGGTAAAGTGATAGTTCAGTCCCCGATACATTCTTTCCATCAGTAAACCGACAACGTGACCTGCTACATCGTAAACAGAGTCCTGAAGCAATTCATTAGAAACATTCAGGAAACTTGTGGCCCACTTGTAAAATGTCAATACAGCCGTGCCATAAGTTACGTCTGTTCCAGTTGTTAAACTCCCTGCCTCTGCAACAATAGCAGCCTTTGTAGATGTATCATCAAGGGTTGCAAATGTCTGTGTGTTACCTGTTCCCACGCTCTGCCAGTCAACCAGCCCAGGTGTTACCATACCACCGATAAATGCCCGTGCGGCATCAATGTAGTCTCCTAAAAGTGCAGGTACAAGAACCCCACCTTTATTTGCGGTTACCCTACCCAGTTGGTCAGCTCTCAGCTCGATAGACCTGGTAGTTCCTTTCTTGTTTTCTTTCGTGCCATTTTCTCCGGTACGCATAAAAACATCCAGTGTATTCCAGAAATCGGGAGTATCCTCCTTCATCTGTCCGTTGATCTCTGTCTTTTTAGACAGAAATTCATTAGCTTTTTCAATGCTTAGTATCTCTTTCTCGGTTTTGGTGATGTCATTATTGATGGTATCCACCTTCTCCTGGTCAAACTCCTTAGCATTGACAGCCTCCTTTAGTGATTCAAGCAATTTACCTTTATGCTCGAACTTTTCTTTCAGCGTCATAATCTTCTAATTGTTTTAAATAATTATTTATATTTTTTACTCGTTGTATATGCTTATCACGAGCCTCGGTATCTACCTGCTCGCCCGTTTCAGCTTCCTCAACTTCGGGGGCATCCCCTCCGCGAAGGATAGTGAAAAGACCCTTTAATGTCAGCCTCTCAATTTCCTCTTCCTTTAACTTGTCTCCAAGTGCCTCATTGACTAAATCTGTAATCAATTCAGGTATATCATCATTCTCTAAAGCCTTCCTGCGGGCGTTCTTATTTGAAGGAATACCGACTAACGAAGCCTCAATCAATTCTACTTTATCATAGTAATAGGTTTCGTTCGTGCCACCCCTCGCCTCTTCTTCCTCTCCATAATGCCCACCTTGCGGCAGGAATCCAACGCTTACCGCGTTCAGGGTTCCATTTTTAACTTTCCGATAGAGCTTTTCAGCTAACGGATTGGTTTCCTGATCCTCAAAAACCAGCGAAGCAACCAGCGCGCCGCCCTCTGAGCGTATGTTCTCCCACCGCCCTATGAAGTTGTCCGGGTTCCAGTCTCTACCGCCATAGACGCTATGCGCCCATCCTGCAATTGGGTTGCCACGAAATGACTCCAGTTGCCATGCGGTATTTGGAATTATAGAACTATGCCTGTCCTTAGATTCATCACTCATGGTGAACTCCACCGCCCTTGTCTCATCCAGAAACGCCCTAATCTGTCCCTGGCGGTACTTCATTTCCTTTTCCATCGCTCATGTTATTTATTGGCTGCATGTTTACCTGTACGTAGTGCTTATCACCGCCGTCAATACTATTCATATCTTCTAATTTCCGGGCCTCGTTTATACTAAACACGCCGTTCTGTATCATCTGTGACATAAAACTAGCCCTATCTGATGGGTTGCCCCGCATAAGGCTGTTCATGTTAAATTTGAAAAAGTGGTCATCCCTTTCTATCTCTGTTAAAAGCTTGGCTTCCAGTTCAGCCTCCCACCGTTCCACCCACTGTGTTAGTGTGTACCGCACAAAGGCAATGCCCTGCTCGGCTATATTGTTAAAGGTGCTACGCGAATCTTCCATAAGTAGGTGAGTGGGGATCCCAAACCACCGCGCAATCTCCTGCACACCGAATTGCTTGCTTTGTAATAGCTGCGCCTGATCGGGGGGAATACCTGTGGGCTGCCACTTCATGCCCTCATCAAGTATCATCGTTCCACCCTCTTTATCTTTAATCTTTTTCTCGAAAGATGTGCGTAATCCATCTCTTGCCCCGGCAGTCAGTGTCATGGGGTGCATTAATACGCCTGTCTGCTTGGCTCCATTTTTGAACATATTAGCAGAATATTTCTGCATAGCCAGCCCAACGCCTACGCTCTCCGCAGCAGCTTCCAGAACAGCCTTGCCCTTTACGCCGTCAAAACTTAACCCAGGAATATGTAAAACATAATACGGATCAAAAACTTTGTTTTCTATTTGATATTCATAGACAAGCGAAATACCATCGCTTTTAGGCTCCGTGCTGCTGGAATCCATCATTCTTAGCCCCACAGGGTTGCCCCTGTTGTCCCTATCAATGAACGAATAGCCGTTACCCTTAGTAAGTGCGTTGGCTTGTGTTGATTCTTTCCAAATAAAAGGGGTTTGGATGTTATTCGGCTGCCGTGTCAATAGCCTAACGGCGGGATGGTTAAGAATCTCTTCTGTGTTGCCGTTAGGTAGTCGCTTGAATAAGCCTATCGGAAAGGATGCTATCTGGGATGAAAGTAAATTAACTGCCCGCCAATATGCGGAGTGCTTTAGTGCCGTACTCTCGTTTACCGAAACGCCTGCCGTATTAGTATTATATTCACCACCAAACCAGTCATCCCAGGTTGCTCCGGGGGTGTTAATACTTGCTCTTGTCTCTGGAATCTTAAATAAAAATGGAAATCGCCAGTCTAACCCGTACATTAATCTGTTTTTCGCGCAAAAACAAT